ATTGATTTATTACTTCCTCCATCTCCTCATCAATTAAAAGCAAGACAGGAAAACGAATATCTAAAAGACGGAGTTTGGATTGATATTGACGAGAATGACAATGACATAGAACACCTTGAGGAACATTACAAGATCACCGAGAACGATGTTGTAAAATTACACATAGAGGCTCATTTGATGAACTTTGTAAGAAAACAACAACAGCAAGAGGGAACAAAACAACTGCAACAAAATATACAACAGCCAGAAATTCAGCAACCAGAAGAAGTTCAAAAAGAATTAACACAAGAAGTCCCCCAAGAAGAAGTTCAATCAATGGTTGGACAATTAATGCCACAAACTTCACAAGAAGTGAAATGAAAAAGAAATTAAAGGTTCCACCTAAAACAAAAAGCAGAGGAAAGAAACTGTTGTCACAGGAAGGGGGATTTGCTTCAAGAGTTAAACCATTGACAAAAAAAGAGGAAAAGATAGAAAATAAAATTGAAGATTTATTAAAAAAATATTGGTCGTAATTTACAAAACAAAACAAAAAACAATGCCACAACAAAGAAAAAAAGAATTGGGAATCGCTCAGGAGCAAAGGGCACCTGTGAGAATTCCCAAAATAAGTGAAGATGTAAAATTGGCATTCCGCAAGATGGCTGAAAAACATTGGAGCGGAGTGAGACCTACAGCAAACAAGTCCGATGTGCAGAAAGTTTTAAGAGAATCAGTCGCAAGAGAAAAAAGACAAAAATTTGCATCAGATGTTGCAAGAAAGGCTTTTGAATCGAGCCCTCTTGGTTTAAGTTTTAGGCTTGGACAAAAATTAGGAAAAGCCTTAAAAAAAAGGCTAAAAAAATCGTAATTATTAACAAACATACAACAATGCCACTAACTTCAAAAGGGAAAAAAATATTGAGAAAGTTTCAGGAAGAATATGGTAAAGAGGAGGGAAAGAAATTCTTCTATGCCTCAATTGTTAAGGGAACTTTAAAAGATAAAGGTCTTCACGGAAAAGGAAGTGGAAAATTAGAGAAAGCAATACGTAGCCATCAAAAGAAGAAAAGAAAATAATGGAGGAGAAGGTTTTGCTTGAAGAATATTTTGGAAAGCAATTAAGAGAATATATCGCTGAAAATCCTGAAAGGGCGCAGGAACTTTATTTGAAATTGAAATCTTTGTCTGTGTCAGAAGAATGGAGGGTTTTTCAAAAAATTATTGAAGATACAAGAGAAAGAGTAATACAAAATTTTGAAAATTCACCAACACAATTGGAAACTTTGATTGCTTATAGGGAAAGTTTATCTTCTCTTGATTTTTTAAAAAATTTGCCAGAAAACCTTATGAGGGTTATAGAGCTGGAATTTACAAACTTGACTGGGTCGTAATTAAGGTGTATAATATTTCAAAATGGCAAAGAAGAAGGAAGAAACAACTCAACAAGAAAATCCAACCTCAGAAGAAACAAAAAAAGTTGTCTATCCTGATATAAGAGGTGGAATTTGCGAATTCTGCGGCATTCCCGCAAAAGATTGTGAGCATTACAAGGATGCTTTCTACAACAATAAATTCTATTGCCTCTGCGGAGGAAACAGAGTTCCATCCACTTTTAATCAATCAATTTACAAATATGTTGAAGAATGGAAGGTTTGGATATGCAATTCGGAGGGTTGTAGAAGACAAGTAGAATTGAGGGGTGGATACGCAAATCCAGAAATCTTACGATTTTATGTTCCATAGTCGTTAATTCTTTTCCTTTCCTGTCTGCTCCCGGGCAGGAGAGCGTAAGACAATGGGTGAAGAATTAATTCAACCAGAAGAACAGGTTCCAGAGGAACAGGTTCAAGAAGAACCAAAACCAATAGAGGAAGGTCCTGCTGTCAAGGTTTTGAGGCAAAAATTAGAGCAGGAAATCAAAACAAGGAAACAATTAGAAGAGGAACTTGCAAAAGCAAGGGAACTTCTAAATGTTTCCGACATAGGAAGCCTGATGAGCAAGGTTGAAAGACTGGAACTTGAGAACATTGTTGCTAAAAAGTATCCAGAACTATCAGATGAGATTGAGAATATTTCTCAATTCAGAAGACCAGGTGAAACAGTTGAGGATACGATTTTAAGATATATCGGCAAAAAGACAATTGAAAATAAGCCATCTCAAACAGGATTTTCTTTGGGTTCGAATAAATTAACTTCTGCTCCATCAGAACCCAAAGGAGAGGCTATGACTAAAGAACAAGCAGAACAGTTATTTAGACAAATTTACTATCCTGAGGAATAGTTTAGGTTGATGATACAGGTTATCGGGTTGCTGATGGAAATGTAGCAAAATGGCTACTACAACTACGAGTAACCTTGAGGCTGCACAGAAAGCCTTGGGAATTTACTACGATAAGATTGTCATAGGTTCTCTACAACCAAACCTCTATTTTGAGCAGTTTGGAACAGTAGTGGGAATTTCCAAGGGAAACTACACTTCAAGATTTTTCACATTCAATAAAATCGCAACTTCTTCTGTAACAACTCTTACAGAAGGAACTCCTCCAACTGGTATTGCTGTCTCTGTTAATGCCGTTGACACAACCCCAACTCAATACGGTGTCAGCGTTGAACTCACAGATTTAGTTGCTTTAACTGCTGTTTTTGATTTAATAAATACCACCCTTGATGAAGTTGGAAAGGCAATGGCAAGAAAAATTGATGAAGTCATTCAAACAGTTGTTAATGCTGGAACAAATGTTATTTATGCTGGTGGTAAATCATCAAGGTCTGCTTTAGGTGCTGGTGACTTATTTGATGCTACTTTGGTAAGGCAAGCAGCAGCTAAATTAAGGAAAAACGCTGCTCCTGAATTTTCACAAAGAGGTGGAGGTTATGTTGCTATCACTACTCCAGATGTAGTTTTTGACCTAAAATCTAACACCTCTGTTGGACAATGGGTTGATATGCACAAATATGCTATGCCTGAAAATCTCTTTAATGGAGAGATTGGTTCAATGGATGGTGTTAGAATTGTTCAATCTCCTAATGTAGTAACTTTCTCTTCTACAGTTACAGTCCATCCTACAACCTTCATTGCCGCTGATGCTTACAGGATTTCTTATTGGTTAGCATCAAAAGTAAATACCTATGTCCTTCCTCCTGAAGGAAACCTTTCTATATCCAACCCATTGGGTCAGAAAGGTACAGTAGGTGCTAAAACCAATATGGGTGTAGCAAGAACTCAAGAAGAAAGGCTTGTAAGAGTAGAAAGCGCAGCAAGTGCTATATAATCTAATGGGGGGCTGGTGATGAGCCAGTCCCCCCTTTTAATGGTCATAATTAATTTTTTTATCCAAAATGCCACTAAGAAGACCACTTAAAACTCTAAACTTGGTTCCTTCTGCAGCAAGGACTTCAAGTGGTAATACTTCAGCAATTGTAATCAACGATATGGATATGGAGAATCTTTTAGTAAAATTAAGTGTAACTGCTGCATCAGGAACATCTCCAACCTTGGATGTTTACTTTCAACAATCTTTGGATGGTGGTTCTACTTGGGTTGATGTTGCTCATTATCCACAAGTCACAGGAACATTAACAAATCCACATTATTTAAGTCTTGCTGCTGGAGCGGCAAATGCAATAAGCTCAGGAGTTGGTGATGCAACAATTGCAGCTAACTCTCTTGGAACTTCTCTTGTCTCTAATGTTTGGAGAGTTAAATGGGTTATTGGAGGAACTTCACCTTCTTTTACTTTTGCTGTTGATGCTTACTACGCTTAATCTTTTAGGATAAGATGGGGTTGCTCCCTGTCTTATCCGCACATTAAAAACTTTTCAATATGACCTTACAAAAAATCTTTGACAAAACAAGGAGATTGACAAATACAACAACGGTAAGTTTACCAGATGCGAGGCTCTTGGATTTATCAAATGAGACTTATCTTGACATTCAAAGAAGATTGGCACAGGAGGAAATAGAGATTTTTGGGACAATTAAAAAGACCGATTTAATAGCGGGACAAGCAAATTATCAATTACCAACGGATATGTTGACTATTTTGAGAATGGAAGTAAACTATGATGATCCTACGGACAATACGAAATGGGTAAAAATCAATCAGACGGATTTAGGTAATCTTCCTTTTGAGTTCTACAATCTTTTACAATCTCAACCAAAATCAAAGCCTTTGATGGACTTATTTGCTTCACAGATTTTTCTTTTCCCACAGGCAACAGCAAATAAAACAAATGGGATAAGACTTTGGTATATTCCTAAACAACCAGAATTTACAACCACATCAGACGAGATACCAGCAATTTTAGACAACTATTGGGAGATCTTTGCTTATGGAAATGCTTTCAGATATTTTGAGGAAATAGGACATCCAGAAGCAAACAGGAAAATGGAGTTATACGAGGCATTTATTCAGAAAATGTTGGAAGACTTAAAAGTAGAAACAATAGAGCCTGTAAAAGTTCAACAAGTCGATTACTTTAATCAAGGATGGTTGTGATAAAAAATGGCTTATGATCCAGTAAGAAATTTTGGTAGAGTGAACGTTAATCAAGGTTATAATAGTTCTGCCACTACTATTCAATTGGCTTTAGGTGAAGGAAGTAAATTGCCAGATCCTGCAACAGAGGGACAATACAATTTGGTATGGTGGAATGCTACTGATTATTCAGATCCTACTGATGATCCATATAAAGAGATTGTTAGGGTGACAGCAAAATCAGGAGATCAATTGACAATCTTAAGAGGGCAGGAAGGAACAACTGCGCAAAATCACAATTTATCAGGAAAGACCTACAAGATGATGCTGACATTGACAAAGAAGACTTATGAGGATTTACAGACTATTGAGGTTTATAAAGACGCAACATTTGTGGGACAAAGAGCAAGATTAAATTTTCAAAACTTTAATGATATAAGCGATGATGCAAGCAATCAAAGAATAAATCTAAATTTAGGAAGTTTTATGCAATATAACTTTGGAGATGGAAGTGATGGAGAT